CTGAAGTACGCAATTATCCATCTGAAGCGTCAATGCAATTTCTGATGGCTCTTCCTGGCTATAGTCAAGTTCGCCGTAGGTCACGTTTGTGATCTGTGCTCCCTTAATATCCCAGAGTTCTACAACTGTACCAACAGGGTCAAGCATCTTCAACTGAATGTCACGCTTGTAAAAGTCTGCATAACCAGCACGACCTGAAACAGATTCGTAATGAGTACGAATCCATTCCATTACCTGTTGTGCAGCTGAAGGTGCAATTGGATCATAAAGAGTTACAGACATAGTGCTAAACTTTGCCTTTCCTGCAACATAGCGTACTGTGTTGATCCAATGAATTTCCTGCTGTGTAATTTCAACCGTTGGTCGAGCAGCAGATTTTACCAAAAATGCATCAATGCCTTCGATAGCAAGAACCCAGCGAAACTTGCGCTTTGGCTCAAATCTATTTGGAAGCATATCAGTGACTGAAAGTGTATCGGCCATTTTATCTCCTTACTGTTAAGTATTCACTTCACTAAACTAAATCTCAACGCCTGGGTTGGAAACCACAAAGTCCAGTGAGATAAACTCTACAGAACGTGTAGGCTGAATGAAAATCTTGCCTCTGATTGTATTGTTTTCGACATCTGCCTGTGAGGTAGTTGTTGCATCGATTTTTACCTTGTAACGATCGACACCCTGCTGAGCCTGAACCTGTTTGAGGATTGGATCAACAAGTGATGAGAATCTTGCAAGAGTTGCTGCCCTGTTTGGCTCGAATAGAATTGTATTTGCAACATTTCTGACCTTTCGACGAACATCAATAAGAAGTCGTCTAACATTTACACGATCAAGAGCGGATGCCCTTGCAAGCAATGTTTTCTGTCCATAAACGAGAGGAGTTGATGATCCTGGGATTGTTGTGATCGGATTGATGTCAGCATCATAGAGAACATCAAGATTATCACGATTCAACTTTGTCTGTGTCTCAATAACAGTTGAAAGTGCACCACGAGTAAAACCTGCTGGAGCAAACCATGGGTAAGCCAACGAGTCATTTAATGCGAATGCACCAAGAACAACTACTGATGGAGGACATACAAGATTTGTACTTGTTTTTGGATCTGTAACAACAACATCCGGGAAATATGCTGCAGCGAATGAGGTATCAAGTCTTCTGTTCTTCAAACCATTTGCTGTCAAAGATACAGAAACTGTATCGACAGAGCCAGTTACGACATCATCATAAATGTTTCTCTGTTCAACATCCATAATGTAAATGGCATCAAATCTTGAAGTCACAGCATCGATTGCGTAGTCTGTTACACCAGGCTCACGAATACCAGGAATTGCAAGAATCTGAATATCGGCAAAAGCCTTATCAGAAAGGATGTCGATTGCTTTTCTATATGCTGCAACTGTCGAACCTTCAGGTCCACCTTGTGTTACTGCATAATCCATTTCACGAGCAGCAGCGTTGTCAAGAAGCTTTGACTTGTCATTGTTGAAAACATTTACACCATCAAAACCGCCCTGAACATAGAAACTGAACTTGAGGAACTTGCGTGTGGTAAAGTCCTTAAAGTCATTTTCAACATCAACAAAACGATCAAATGCACCATCAAGAACACCGTTTCTCGAATAAGCAGCAGTTGGCCACTGATTTGGATCAGGATAACCAGTTGTTGCAGATTCCATTACCTGAACTCTTTCAAGTGTGAAGTAGTTATTGTTGTATGTATCTGCACTTGCCGATGTAAGCTGATTTGCTCCAACAGTCAAATACTTGCTAAAGTATTTGGTGAATGATGAAACAGTGTTATCAGCAAATGTATTCTTGTTTGGTTCGGTTAATGAGTCATTGGTTTCAAACTGAACACCCCAATGGAAGTAAGGAGGAGCAGTTGCTGCTGAACCTACACCTTGAGCGATTGTTTTTCTGAATGGCACCGGAACCATCTTAACATTTGCGATTGCAGCGATATTGCCTGCAATGTCAAGATACTCAACTCCTCTGAAACCCATTGGAAGGGAGTTAGCAGGAACCTCAGTGTTTTCAACATCTTCATCGATTTCTACACGAATGTATGATGATCTGTTTGTGTAACTACCTTCCTCAACGATTTTCTGTGCACCTGTATCTCTGTCAAAATCGTAGTACTTTTTCATATCGCCAATTGCTTTTCCAATATAGCGATCCGATGAAGGATTTAATGAAAGACCAATGAATGATTCAAGAACAACCTGAAGGTCGTCAGTATCATCAAAGCGTCTTACATACAAATCAAATGTACCATATTCTGATGTTGGATCTGATGAAGGTGAAATGTTTCTAATCGAGATTTTGAAAGTGGTATTTGCATATGCACCATCATCAAGGGCATAAATCTTGAAGAGATTTTCTGCAACACCACCAAATTTCTGTGAAACAACCCAAGGAGAAACTGCAGTCTGGAATCTGTCTTCAAATCCTTCAAAGTTAGGAATTGTTGCAGAACCAGTATTGAATACATTTGTTCCGCTAAGAATGAATGCAGCATTTGAAAGTGTAGACGCTATTACATCCGCTTTAACATTTGTTCCGGTTACAACAGCATGAGCCGCATAGACATCATAAGCAGTGTACAGATAATGTCCTGCCTTTTCAATCTTGGTTGGATCGGTGTTGAAAACATTTGCAAAGTAGTTTGGTGCCTGTGGATCAAAACTTGCAGTAAGAATATTGGAATATGCTGAAGTTGCAAGGTGACCGCTAAGTAGAAGAGTAAATTCCTGAAGTCCTGTTGTAGAACCAGCAGCAAATTTTACAGATCCTGTCATGAATCCAAACGCAGCCGCTGGAGTACCAGTTGGCAATGCATTATTAACATCTGAGTGTGAGGAAGAAAGAACAGGAAGAACTCCGGAAGGTGCAAACAAAACACCGCGAAGAACAGGAATTGCATCTGCATTATTTTGTGTACCTGCGCTTGAAAAAACATCCGAACCATTTGATGCGGACATGTAACATCCTAAGAAGAATGTTTTTCCTTTGTAACTACCAACAGCGTATGGATTTGATCCAAGCTGACCGTTTGGCTGAATTTGCTGATCACCAACAACAAATCCTGCGTTCTTTACCTTTCCAGCGTTATCACCGGGATTTGCAGTTCTCTTCTTTGCATTTCCTACGCCAAGAACCTTTAAATAAGTTCCTGCCTTTGCAGTTCTCAGCCATTCGTTCATGGCTAGAGGACCAAATTTTTCACCATCTGTATCACCAAACTTGTTGGTAAAATCAGTGAAGTTTGCAAGATTTACTGGAACGAATGCTGGACCGCGCAATGATGTACCAACAACGCCTGCTGGTACTCCTTGCGGAGAAGCCTGTGTTGGACCCGAAAGATCGATCTCACGTGTTCCAACACCTGGACTTTTGAATGTAAGTTCTGCCATAATTTCTCCTTGCCTCTTTCTTATGTATTACTCAAAAGAGACGCCTGAAGGGGTAATAACAAAGTCGACGGCAATGAATTCAATCGTCTTTGTTGGAACAAGCACGATCTTACCGTTCAGCCTATTCTGCTCGGCATCCTGCTGTGTATTATTTGAGTCATCCATGATGACTCTGAATTTCTCGATACCTGCCTGAGCCTGAATAAGACCCAAAAGCGGAGTTACAGATGAAACGAATTTTGTTCTAACGGCAGGTGTATTCTGTTCAAATAGCAATCTACCTGCAACATCTGAA